CGTGTGGGCGGCCTGAACTTTTTTATAGGGGTATAAAAAAAAGGGAGGATTTCTCCCCCCTTAAATTACAAACGATAGACAAACTTTTTATTTTGGTGTATAGATTAAATACGGACTAATTCTACTTGAAACAAAATTGAAGTCCATATAAAATCTTTTCAGTCTAGAACAATTTTCAACGAAGTCAGCGGTATTAGACGACTTATACGCAATCGGGATAAGTTTAATTTTAACTCCCATATAGTCGGCGGTGTCTAAAAGATGGTTCATCAATTCAGTACCTAACCCTTTATTTCTATTGTATACTTCGATTATATGTAATTCAACGGAGCCTCCGTCGAAAAATAATTGAATTGTATAATCGTCAGTGTCGAAAAACGCCGCAGGTAAGGGTTCTTTACTCTCGTAACGGAACGGCTTGCCGTAACGTCTATCTAAATAAACTAACTTTATTTGGTGAGCAAAGGCTATTTTATCCGTACACCCTAAAGTCTTACCAAAATTGATACAGAAATCCAAGAAAAATTGAGGTATTCCGTAATCAACAGGGTTATTAGTCCCCATCATTTTTTTTATCTCCTTTAACACCTCTCTATTATTTATAATTGCCAAGCTTGTTTCGTCTATTGTCTGTATCATATTAGTCGTTTTTTATAGTTGTTAAGAATTGTTCCTTGAAAGTTTCGATAGTTTCGTAAAACGGGGAAGCGTAATTATATCCGTCACATACTACATCTTGAATATTTTTAATTACTAACCCCTCGTTTTGATTTACCCACTTCTCAACGGAAGGTCTATAAAGTTCTTCTTCCTCCTCGTCCTGTATAGTTTCGATAATTTGGTCAACCACGGAACTCTTATAGAAGATTTCAGCCGTTAGGTATTCAGGGTGATTTACTAGTTCGTCAATAATGTCTTTAATGTTTCTCATATCTGATTGTTTTAATTTTTACGAAGGTAAGGAAAAGTTCCGATATAAAAAAAAAATAAAAAAAGTTTCTACTATCCCTCGACTTTTCGTAGGAGTAGAGTATATTTATAATAATAAACGGATAAAAAAAAATTAAACCAAAATGAAAAAACAGATTTTTACTTACGACGAAACGAGACGAAATGCTCGAGTAAAAGAACTAATGTCTAATAAGAAAAATAACTTATTAGTAAGCGGAGATACGGGACAATTAGAAAATTGGAACGTAGACGAGTTTTTACCTACAACTAATAGAAAAGACGATAGAGGAAGATTAGTCGATTACGAGTGGGATAATACTATATCTAAATGTGGTATGACTTACCTTGAGATAGAGCAATTAAATAATACCTATAATAACTTTAGATAATGAGTAACACAAAAGAATACCACTACGATTATCTATCGTCCGAAGAGTTCGATAATATGTTCGACGATGAATACGAACTATGGTTAAAAACTCAACAAACTATCGCGGAAAAAGAAGCGATGGAAACTGATTACGAATATTGTAAATAAATTAAACTAAAAAATAAAAAAAATGACTGGAGAAACTCAAACACAAACGGGAACTACTATTACCGAAAAAGTTAAACCGACTATGAACGGATACATAAATAACGAAGGAATACTCTTTGCCTCTGTTTCGGAGATAGAGGATAGTAACTACGACGTAGATATGGATAAATATAGTTTTCTTGTTCGTACTAATTCAGGGGACTTTATAAACGTAATGTTGAAAGAAAGACAAATAAAAGAGATGTCCTTATTCGTTTCTAGAGAGCAAGCGGAACAAAGATATTTTAAGCACATTCAAGATAATTTCTAATGGAACAAACAAATAAAATATTACATTCATTTCTTCGATATAGTATTAAAGAAATGGAACAACAACTTAAGGAAATAAAACCTTATTGGAAAAATAGTACCGACCCTAACGAAAAACTCGAATACGAAAAAAGATTAGGAGTATTAAACGACTTAAAGGAGCAATTAAAGACCCTTGAAAATAAAAAATAAAAAAAATATATCAAAATGGAAAATAAAGAAGAAATATGGATAGAAATGTATGACTTCCCTAACTACGAAATATCTAATTTAGGGAACGTTAGAAACGCTAGAACGGAAAAACTAATTAAACTATTTACCGAAGGTAAAACTTACAATATGGCGTCCCTATGGTACAATAAAAAAGGTTATAACAAACGCGTTGGAAGGTACGTATGGATGTCGTTTAATAATCAGTTCTGTCACGCTACTATAGACCATATCAACGGAGACGCTACAGACGATAGAATTGAGAACTTAAGATGTATTAGTATGGAAGATAATAGAGCGGCTAGAAAAAACTACGATAGAAAAAATAAGTATAACCTAACTAAAAGAGACAAAGGATATATCCACTACTCAATTACTAATAAGTTAGAAACTACTTGGACTATAATGAAAAAATATGGTATTCCGTTGAACTATTTAGGAACTACTATGAAAAGAAATACTTGGGAGAGATATTTACCTTATTATGAATTATAAAATAGTAGTTAGTTTATTATTCCCTAATGGCAATGAAGAATACGTTATATGGGAGCCTATGTTATATGGAGATATGATAGATAGGAGAGTAGATTTCTATTCTCTTTTTTATCAATCTCCAGAACTAGTTAAAAATCCTCCGTTGGAAGTAAGTATTTTTTTATATTCTAATCCTTCCGTTACTAATACTTCTTTAGGCCAGATGTTAGTAGGTAAAAAGATTTGTTTAATCGCTACAATCTAAACAATCTTTGTAAGTATAATTGAGAGTATTTTTACTAGGCCTATTTTTATATTCTAAATTATATTTTTCCGTAAATTGAAAATGAATATCTTTTTCGATATTATACCCTAAATCTTTTAGGAATAGATACATACTACACCAATCCGTTTTTTTTACTCCAGCTAGTTTCAACGAACTTGAAGTTTCATATATTTTAATATTTTTCTTCCGTAACTTACTTTGATATAAATTACTACAAATCTTACAAGTAGTATTATATCCGCTTTTTAACGCTTTATTCTTATAGAAGCTTTCATCTTTTTTTTCCTTATTACATACTTTACAAACTCTCATAAATATAAATATAAAATCTTTACTCAACGAAGAACCGAATAGGCAGACCTATAGTTCTCTGTATATTTTCTCACCCATAAAGTTTCGTTAGACCAGATACAAACAGAGCGTTTTTCCCCCATATCCAACTTATCCTTAATGACCTTTTTTGTAGCAGGTACGCCTCGTTTCTTATTTAGAACTACTCCACCTGTAAGACCCCTATTCTCGTTCCGTGCCGATTATACCTTCAGGGCGATATTCAACCTTTATCTGTCGGTCGAACTACTTTAATAAATATATCCCTCCTTCTCAAAAATATAAATGGTTTAGTTTTTTGTCGGGGTAGATATATTTATAATAAAATACGGATATGAAAAATAAAGAATTAAAAGACTGGCAATTAGGAAATGAAAGCGTAACTAAACCTTTAGATAGGATAATACTTATGGAGGAGTGGTTAAAAGAAAATAAACTCGAAATCTTAAAAAATAGGATTATCGAGGGGACTACTTCAAGTATTGGAGGTTTTGAGAAATTACCTATGTATGAATAGAAGACAAAAAATGAAACCCGAATTACATAAATTATTATTAGAGTTAGATAATAAAGATTTCTATACGGAAAATTATTTTAGTTGGACGGAGGAACAAAAACAAAATCTAACGGAAGACGTAGTTAAATACTTTTTCCCCCTCGTTCAATCAGGGATAATCCTAGACGATTACTTACTATACGGATTTTTCGTAAGCGTAGAAGAGGCTGAAATGAGAGAAGATTACGAACAAGCGGAAATATTAAATAGATGTTTAGAAGAACTTAAAAAGAAAATTGGAATTGGCACTATTTATTAGAGTGGATAATTGGTTTAGTAAAAATTACGATAAGTTAAAAAATATATGTAAATCCGTCTCAAAGGAAAACGATGTAGACGAGTTATTACATTTCTGTATAGATAAAATTATAACCAACGAAAAGTTTAATAATATCGAAGACGACGCGGGTAAGATATATTATTTCACTAGAGTAGTTATGAATAATTGGAAATCAACGAGCTCTCCGTACTATACGACTTATAGAAAACAACACCCCAAGATAATTGATTACGATATAGAATTACCTAATATTGAATTAGACGAGGAAGTAGAAATCGATTTAGAGTGGGTAAAGAGAGAGATAGAGACACTTAAAATAGACGAGTGGTACTACGGAAGGCTTTTTGAGTTATACATCGAAGAAGGGTGTTCTCTGACGAAATTAAATAAACGAACAACAATACCTTTAGCTCCCTTATCGCGTGATATAAATAAGGTTCGAGGTATATTAAATAATAAAAGAAAAAAAGATTTATATGGGATGTAATTGTAAAAACGCTAGAAAAGACGCTCAAAAAATTACTCGACAAAGAGAAAAAGTAGTAACTCCCGTAGTCGATGTAACGTTAGAAGAAATCAATATTATTGAGAATATGATAAGCGATATAAACGGAAACGCCGAAAAGAGAGGATATGTTACAGAGTTCTTTATGAGAACCTACGGAGACCCGATTATAAACTACTGCGACCAACCTTGTATGAAAAGTTTATACGATAGAATAAAGAGATTAAAAGAACAATTATAATATGAATACGATTAAAGTTAAAATCGAAGAAGTAAAACCTAATCCTAACAATCCAAGGATTATAACCGACGATAAGTTTAAGAAACTAGTAAAGAGCGTTAAGGAGTTCCCTAAAATGTTAGAGTTAAGACCTATCGTAGTAAACGAGGATATGGTTGTATTAGGAGGTAATATGCGTCTAAAGGCGTATAAGGAAGCGGGGATTAAAGAAATCCCTATTATTAAAGCCGTCGACCTAACCCCTGAAGAAGAAAAAGAGTTTATCATTAAGGATAATGTAGGGTACGGAGACTGGGACTGGTCAGCGTTAGAAGGACAATACGACGATAATACCCTATTAGACTGGGGAGTAGAATTACCTGAATTCAATTTAGATAATTTAGATTACGGAATATTAGACGAAGACGAAGAACAATTAGGTCAAGAGTTAGAGAATATGAAAGGTTCTATTAGAAAAGCGATACAAATAGAGTTCGAGCCAGAACACTACGAAGAAGCTAACGAATTGGTGAGATATTGGAGAGAACAAAAACTATACATCGGAGGGTTCTTAATGGAAAAACTAAACGAGGAAAAGAATAAGTAATGTGTTCTATAATAGGTTTCAGAGGTAAGTACGATGAAGAATTATTAGATAGGATATTTCAATATAGTAGAATAAGGGGGTTACATAGTTTCGGTTACTCGTTCTATAACCCCGAACTTACTACTAAAAAGTTTTTAGATTATACTAGTTTCCTATCTTCAATTCATAACAATAGACCTAACCTATTCATCGCCCACTTTAGATATTCTACGAGCGGGGATTATCTAAACGAGAACAATAATCAACCCCTTCAACTTAAAGAGACCTCTATTGCGTTTAACGGGGTTATATCTCAAGGTACGAAGGAAGAGATGGAAGAGACCTATAACGTTGAACTATCGGGAGAAAACGATGGTTATATCCTATTACAGAAGTATAAAGATATAGAGTTCCTAAACTCGAATATTACTTACGCGATGGTCGGTCTAAACGATAAAAGATTATTCGCATTAAGAAACGAACGAAGACCTTTATGGTATAAGGATATAGAAAACGGAGTTATAGTTTCTAGTACGTCCGATATATTATTAAGGAGCGGGATAGAAGAACCTATCGAAATAAAACCTATAGAAGAGTACGTATGGTAAGTTACACGGAATATCATAATCAAAGTTTAGAAGTAAAAGATATAGACCCGTCGGTTATTTGTCTCAAATATCTAGCCGACCGATACGAACTTAATTTAGAACAAAGATACTGGCTCGCATTCCTATACGGAACTAACTACTGCGCTACAACGACCTTTTATATCTATAACGAGTTCCCCGACTATCAGATGGTAAATCTAAACCGATTAAAAATGTGGTGGAGGGAAAAGAAACATCTACTAATATTCCAAACCGATAGAAGAAGGATAAAATCTAACGACCAATTTATAGATAGTTTTATATCCTATCGTTCGTTAGTTAAGAATAACCAACAGAACTACTTTTTTTCGTCTCACTGGAAGGAGATATACCTAAAGATAGAAAAGATAAAATACTTCGGGAGGTTTTCCCTATTCAATTATTTAGACGTTCTTAATCAAATAACCGACGTTAGACATAAACCCGATTATCTTAATATGTTAGAGGCGGAGAGTTGTAGGAACGGATTATGTTTTGCGATAGAGAGGGAAGACCTTATAAAAGATAAAATAACTAAACAAGAAGCCCTATATCTTCATAATAAGTTCCTCGAATTAAACTCTAGTCACGAGGGTAATATATTTCAGATAGAAACTACGTTATGTGCGTATAAGAAATACCGATACGGAAAAAGATACGTAGGATATTATATCGATAGATTATACGACGAAATAAAACAGATGGAGAACGATATACCCGAAGGTGTAGCGTGGGAAGTACTATGGGATTTTAGAAGGGAAACCTTCGACCAAACTTATCTAAAAGAGTATGAATAATATAATTTTTTTAGTTGGAAACTACGGAGTGGGGAAGAGTTCGATTATAAAAGAACCTATCCTATCACAACAAGAGTTCCTAATAGAGATTAAACCTAATTTATATGTCCTTGGCGACACGATTGCGGGTGCGGATAGTTTATCCCCTTATCCAAAAAATAAGGTCGTTAAAACCCTTCTAAATCATCGAGATAAGAATATCATCATAGCGGGGATTTACTACACTACGAAAAAAGATATACTATTCCTATCCAAATACTTTAACATAACCCTAATATATCTTAAAACGTCCTTCGAGGAGAACGCTAAAAGAATAGCCCTACGAGGAAATCAAATAAACATAGACACTTATAACTCTAAATTAAAATCTCATTATTCACTCATTCAAGGAACAAAGGGTTTCAGGAAACTATTTATAGTAGATAATGACCGAAGCCTTAACGAAGTAAAAAAAGAGGTTTATAAAATAATAGAAGATGAAACGACTAGAACTAATACCAGTACACCACGATTATAAGACTGGAGATAAATGCGACCATAAATCCCCTAATATAACGGAGGATACAATCTTTACCTTTAACGGAGAGCCTATCGGTTTCTACGTAAAGGATATGGGCGTCTATAATCCTAAACTAGTTCAACTAGCCGATATATCCGACGCAGAATTAAGAACGAGTAGAGTACCGAAACAAGTAATGAACCGAACGAGCGGAGAACAAGGACTTACAGGTAAGGTACAACAATACTCTACGATACTAGGTTCCATAGCTCCCCGTCCTCATATGAAAAGACCTTACGCCTCCGTTAGTAAAGTTCATAGCGTTAAATCAGCCGAGACCTTTATTAAAGCGATGTTATTACTTTGTAAGGAGAGTGAAGACCTAATTAAGAAACTAACCCCTAATATCTACGAACAACAACTACAATTCATCGAAGACAACATACCTAAAAAGTGGAGGTTCGGTAAACTATTTACCTCCTCTATTTCTAACTTTAATATATCCGCTCCGTTCCATCGTGACGCGGGTAATTTAGAAGGTTGTTGTAATGTTATTATAACTAAAAAGAGAAACGCCACGGGAGGTAATCTATTCGTCCCCGACTATAATGCGACGATGGATAGTGGGAATAATTCGATGTTAGTTTACCCTGCGTGGAGGAATATGCACGGGGTTACTCCTATCGTTCCGACGGGAATAAACGGGTATAGAAACTCTTTAGTATTCTATCCCCTAAAAGCCTTTAAGGGTTTAGATTAAGCAAGGACTAAAACAAGGAAATAATATATGGCTAAAAGTAAAAAACGAGGGGGAGAAAAAGCCCATCGAAAAAAGATTGAAGAGAGGAATAAAAAGATTAAAGCCGCCTCAATTAAAGTAACCGAAGAGTTTAACCGATTACTTAAGGAGGCTCAAAAAAACAGATAAGATTATGGGAAAACTTATACCAGGAAAATACGGGGGTAAGATAAACATTTGGGAAAAGGGGGAGAGTGGTAATCCTAAAGGAAGACCGAAGAAACCCGTACTACAAATGAAAGTGGAAGGATATAAACTACACGAAATAAACGATACGATACAAGCGATGTGTTCTATGGATTTAGACCAACTACGTAAGATATGGGACAATCCTAAATCTACAGTGTTAGAAAAAACCATAGCCGCGGCTTTAAGAAAAGGAATAGAGAAGGGGTCATTACAAAACGTAGAAACTTTATTAGATAGAGTATACGGAAAACCTAAAGAAAAAATGGATATAACTACGAACGGAAATAATCTCAACGAACCGAAGTACGTAATCAATATCGTTAAAACGAATAAAGATGACGAAGGAAATAAAAACGACACGGGTATTTCAAGACCTACTGGAGAGTAACAAAAGGATAAACGTATTTCAAGGCTCATCAAGAGCCTCAAAAACTTACAATATCTTAATCTTCTTCGTTGCTAAATTATTAAACGAGGAGAATAAAATATTAAGCGTAGTAAGAAAAACTTTACCCGCGTTGAAGGGCTCTGTGTTAAGAGACCTAAAGGAAATACTAATACTATTCGACGTATACGACCCTAACGCTTGGCATCAAGCCGACGGATACTATCAATTAGGTAGTAATCTAATCGAGTGGTTCAGTATTGACGACGAAACTAAAGTAAGGGGACGTAAAAGGGATTACCTATTTATAAACGAAGCGACAGAGGTTTCTAACGAGGAGTATACGCAGTTAGTATTAAGAACGGCGGATATGATAGTATTAGACCTTAACCCTTCGTTGTGGCAGAGTTGGATATACGATTTAGAAGGTAGGGAAGACGTTAGTTATAATATAACGACCTATAAGGACAACCCCTTCTTACCCGATATTCAGGTACAAGAAATCGAAAAGTTGCAGGAGCGTGACCCTAACCTTTGGCGTATATTCGGATTAGGTCTTAAAGGCTTACCGACTAAAATGGTCTTCACTCATCACCAACACTACTACGAACTACCTAAAGACGTAAAGTTATTAGGTTACGGAATTGACTGGGGGTATTCAGACCCTTCAACGCTTGTAGCTGTTTATAAGAACGAAGGAGGGATATACGTAGAAGAGAAACTATATCTTAAGAACGTAACTATCCCCGACTTTATCTATAAGATTAAAGATTTAGGAATATCCCTTAACGACGATTTCATAGCCGATAGTGCTAACCCTCAAGCCATAGAAGAATTAAGACGTAACGGGATAAATTGTAAACCAGTGAAGAAAAACTCGATACTACACGGGATAGATTTACTAAAGAGAAATAATCTTTACGTTGAAGTAACGTCGAAGAACCTCATAAACGAGTTTCAATCTTATATCTGGAAGACCGATAAGAACGGAAATAACCTCGACGAGCCAGTTGACAAAGACAATCATTTAATCGATGGTATAAGGTATGTCCTTGAAATGAAATTAGGAAGGAATATGGGAGTGTTTGTTTATTAAAAAAAATATATTTATAGTTATGATAGAACACGTAATAGAGTACGACGGAAAAAAATACTCCGTAAAAGAACCGACAATTAGAACTTGGGCGGAGGTAATGAAACTAAAGGATATTCTAGACGAGGGGGAACTCTTCGTAAAGATTATTGAACTAACTACGGGACTAACTCACGAAGATATTATGAGAGCCGACGCCTCTCAAGTTACAAAAGTCGGGGAACAAGTCCTATCTATCGTTACAGGGTCTAATAAAAAAGTCGTTACGACCTTCGAGTATGAGGGAACGGAATATCAGTTTTTAGATATTCAGAACCTATCCTTCGGTCAATACATAGATATAGAAACGTTCTTATCTAAAGACGAGAATTATAGAGTACAGAACCTAAACGAACTAGCCGCCTATCTTTATATCGAAAAGGGAACTAAATACGGAGAAACCCCTATATCTAAAAGAGCGGATAAGTTTAAGGACTTACCAATTAAGTATATGGAGGGGTCTGTTTTTTTTTTGTTGAGTACAGCAAATCTGTCCGCCGAACTTACAAGGATTTATTCCAAGAGCAAGACGCTGAAGTGGGTAATGAAAACAAAAATAATTTTTCGTCTCATTGGGGTTGGTATTCAGCGGTCAGCGCTCTTGCTGAAAACCAAGTTTGGTTATTTCGGAATGTTACTGATTTACCCCTTGCTCAGTGTCTCAATCATATTGCTTACCTTATGGACTTTAATAAAGAGCAAGAAAAAAAACTAAAAGAGAGTAGATAATATGAGTAATCCTTTATACACAAACTTTAAGCTGATACACGACGACTTACAAAAGATGGCGGGTCTCCATAAACAAATCAATTCGTTTGGTTTAGGGGATACAGACCAACTATCTTTTTGGACGCAAATCAGAGACCATCAGGAGAACCCTACGTTCGAGCCTCCCGTATTTCCGTTATTGTATATCGTTCCTGGTAATTGTATAAACTCCCTTCAATATAAGACGTGGGAGATGAACCTTGTAATGATGGATATAGTCGATAGAGATTTAACTAATCAAGTCGACGTATTAAGTGATACGTTAGAAATGTTACAAGACGTTATATCTCAATATCGTCTATCTGTAACGCCAACTTACGGGTGTTATGATAATTTCTACGACGCTGTAGGGAACGTTGAGATGACGCCGTTTATGGAGGATTATACCGACCTAACTAACGGGTGGACGGGAGTATTAAGGTTTACTACTACTACCGCTTTAGATAGATGTGCCGCCGCCTACTTACCCTTTACTGGAACCCCGATTATTCACGACAATATAAACTTTAAGACCTTCCACGACGACTTTAGATTACTAGCCGACCATCACAAACAACTCAACTCCTTCGGTTTCGGTCAATACGAAGATTTATCTTATTGGACGGAGAGTAGATTAAAACAAAGTAATCCTACGTTCGAGAGCCCTTTTTTCCCCCTACTATACGTCGTTCCTAATAACGCGATAGAGATGATGGAACAGAACGGAACTAGTTATACCGAATACGAGTTTAATTGTATAGTGATGGATATTATCGATAGGGATTTAACTAATCAGGTCGACGTATTATCCGATACGAACCAAATATTAGACGATATAGTAGGTCAGTTTAGACTGGCGGTTACTAATTCGTTAGGGTGTTTTAATGCGAAGTATTATGTAGACGATGAAGTCGTTTATTATCCGTTCCTCGAAAAGTATAGTGATTTATGCGGAGGCTGGAACGCCGTTATTAAAGTTAAAGTGATGACCCCGTTAGATAGATGCGCAGCTGCGTTTAATTCGTTCTTAACTCCTACTCCTTCGGTTACTCCTACCTTAACGCCTACTAATACAACTACTCCTTCGGTTACTCCTACCTTAACGCCTACTAATACAACTACTCC